GCTAGTAGAGCTTGTAGAACTCGTAGAACTTGTAGAGCTAGTCGTAGAACTCGTTGAACTTGTCGAACTAGTAGAACTAGTTGTACTTGTAGTGGAACTAGTAGAGCTAGTAGAACTGGTAGAACTGGTGCTACTTGATGTAGTACTAGTAGTTGGGGCAGCTGTTGTACTTGTTGTAGTGGTACAGCAGTTCTGCAATACTTGTTGAAGAATAAGTATCTGCTCCTTCAATTCACATATTTGCTCATCAGCCTTCTGAAGAGCTACAGTGGCTGTGTCACAAGTATTAATTCCTGTGCAGGGGAGATTTGGTCCACTGTAGCTAACACCATCAGTGGGTATCAATTGCGTTGAGCAAGGATCTCCTCCAACACAAGGAGTAGTGTTTACGAGGGGATTTGTACAGCAGTTATTTTGAGGAGCAGACATTTGTATGTAAGGTTTAAGGAATGTACATAATATAATAGCATCCAAGACCAGGTTGGAAGTTAGGGTGACCTAATCCTCCTCCTGTAGGAGCAACGTTAACTGATGTGTCAACAGTCACGGTAGTAGATGATGTTGTATAAGTTGCGCCTGTTCCAGTTTGCACCCATGTATTGGCACTACCTGTTTCATTTGCATCTACAGGATTACCAAATGTAACTGTATGATTATGAGGAGCTGCTGTTGAAACAGCAGATGCTCCATGGGAGTGAGCAGGTATTTGTGGGGTGGTAAGAACAACAGTATTAGTACCAACTGCTCCTCCTAAAGAATAAGCAGGATTTCCAGAAACTGCAGGATCAACTGCTGGGTTCATAGTTCCTCCACCCATTCCTGTTGTAGCACCTACACCAACACGTCCTCTTTTATCAGGAGTACCGTTGTTACCGTTACACAAGTAAATCTTTTCAAAAAGACCAATACCCGCACCAGATGTCTCAAAGTTACCAGTGATAGCACCATAGTATTCAACTACAGTGAATGGTACCATCTTGGTATAATATTTAGTACTAGTTGTGCTAGTTGAAGCTATATAGGCTGCGATTAGTGCATTGAGGTCAGCAAGCTTTACATAGTTGGTACTAACGTTTAAAGCAAGAGCATCAAGCTCAATCTCCAGTCCACAAATCTTATTGATAGCTGCCTGAAGGATGGCATGAGTTCCAGAAGTAGAAGTTACGCCTGTAAGACAACCAACTGTATAAGGTCCTTCTAGAGCAGCAAAATCAGCTTCGAGCTCTTTCACTCTAGTATCTAGTTCACAGATGGCCTTTATAAGTGCTTGAATTACATTAGGTAATGTGAGTTCTTCACACTCTACCAAGTTCTTATCTATAATCTCACAGATGATCTGAGGATTGATATTCAATGTTATACCCGTTCCATTTAGGGTGGAGGTGAGAAACTCAATCAGAGCTTGTTCAACATACGAAAGAGAGTCTCCTGTTTTAATACCTAAAACAGGAACATCTATACCAGTATATCGTACACACTGATCTGATACAGTTTCTGTGCAACCATTATAGCAATTTGAACAAGACATTTATTTATATTTTAAAAGTTTAACTCTGCTAGCTATCATATTCACTGTATAGCAAGCAGCGTAATCAGGATTACAATACTTGTAAGTAAGTATTCTTCTATAGTTTATGAGATCCAACATTACCCCTCCAGGTACAGGTTGGTTCAACATAAACACAACGTTATTGTACAAATTGTTTCCAAGCTCTGCCAACTTGCAATCTATATCAGCAAGAAGGGCAGGGATGCTAGCGCATTCTGGACAATTTGTAAGCCTGGGTGATAGCATTTTTTATAAGTTTTCTTCCTTGTGTGGCGGCAGCATTACAAGCTGCACAAAGGCCATTAATCAATTGACATCCGCATCCAAACTTGGCTCCACAGTTTCTACATACAGCCATATTAATAAAAGTTTATTACATAGTTGGTTCCAGAGCATCCACAGTTGTTCTTAATGAAGTTGTTCAACATCATGTCTGCTTGGTTATATAATTTAATTGCTTCTACATCAGCACAGTTATTAGCGGCAGCAATAGCTCCTTGTATAAAGAAATAGATAGAGTTCAAGTCCACCTTTGCTTGTGTCTTAATAGCTCTATCACATTCCATCATATCAAGCTTCATAAATGCACCATCAAACTTCTCTTGTATCTGTTCTACACGCATAATTGACTTCTCTACAAAGTTCTGATATGCAGGAGCTACAGAGTATTTTAAACGATAAACCCCATCAGGTAGAGGTTGATCTACACCGACAGGAGTTATGCCTAGATTTGAAGTGGTGAATATATTAAAGTCGTTGACACTAAATGGTCTAATAAATGTGCCAAGTGCAGGTACAGTTATCTCAATGGACGCACCAGAAACAACAGGAGGATTAGTTGGATAGATAGAAGCATCAGCAACCCCTAGCGTTGTTACGTTGTATGTGGGAATCACTAATATATCTAATTTTAAATCTGCCATGCTGTTTGAAATAAATAAGCCAGAGGATCTGAGTTTTAATCCTCTCACCTCTGGCTTAGGTTATATGATATTGTTTTCCGCTTCTACTCTTATGGAATAAGTGTAGTTGTAGAAGTGGTTGTGCTAGTAGGTGTACCAGTCGTAGTGGACGTAGTTGTTAAACATGGTCCGTTTTGAGCAGTTACAGCACCAAGACCAGCTACAAGAACAGCCTCAAGAGCAGTTTCCATAGCGCTATCTTTCTGAACAGCAATGATTACAGTGCTGTCTTCTTTGATATAGTCGCCCCAGCTGTATTCAGACTTGTTATACTCGTTGAACTTGATGTAGTAGGTAGTGTAAGTTGTACCATCACTTACCCAAGACTCAAAGTTCTCGTTGTAGCCATTCATTCTGTACAAATGCTTCAAGTAACCAGCTTGATAGCTGTAGAAGTTCTTCTCCAATTGTGCAATCTCTGCAGATGTACCACTAGCGTAGTTAGAACGCTGTACAATTACAGGAGTAGCTACAATGTTACAAGCATCTGCTACGATGAAGTCAGCAGTTGTTGCAGGTCCGTTGTACACGAATGTACGGAACCACATACGGTCATACTCATAAGGGAATGCTGCTACATCACAAGGTTGACCATACTTAGTAAGAGGCTTACCAGTAATAACCAACTTAGCATTCTGATCGTTACCAACACGTTGGAACTCATAGAAGTCAGTGAAAGTGATGTTGTCAGGGTTGTTTCCAGGAGCCTGCAGTAAGAAATGATAGATGATGTCATCAATCAAAGCAGGTACATCAACTAGATCACAAGGATCTCCACCACAGTCACAGCAAGGAGCTTGAACTGTTACGGAACGAGTGAAACCGTTGAAATACAAAGTGTCTAAGTAGCTAGAGTGAGCACGGAGAGTTACGGTAATAACATCACCACACTTCACATTCCAACCACCAACTTCTGTAATCTGAGTGATAGGAGTAGGACATCCGTCCACTTTATACCATTCAGTTACATTGCTGTTACAACCAGCACCAGAAGGACAACCTTTAATCTTATCAGAACGCTTAGAGCCTTGCAGATAAGTGTTTGTACGGCCCTGCGCAACATAAAAGTAAGGAGCAGCAGCGATGTTAGCAGCTGTTGCTAATGTGTAGTCAGCTTTGAAGATACCAACCTGACCAGCTGTTAAATTTTGCGTAGATCCAGAGCTAGGGAGCGCAGTTTGCCCTACTGGTACTACGAACAGCGTAGTTAATGAAAAATCAGCCATTTTGCTTTATTTTAGGTGATTAAAAAATTATTCGTTCGTTTGAATTCTGTATATCGAGTTCTGTACAGCAGATTGGTTCTCAGTGTACATTGCAAGATTTTGTACTGTTAAGTCTAACAACTCATCCTCTAGATAGAGTTCAAGTTCGCAGTCCTGATCAAATGATGGTTGCCCGTCTAACATAACATATCCTGTTTTGTTTATATACACAGGGTAGCGCATATAGGACATGTAGATATCTTTTGGAGTGAACGTACCATCAGTGAAGATGGATATTTCATCTGTCGAAAGGAAGTTAAAAGTCTCTTGGTATTCAAAGCTTGGTTTGTAATGAGTGTTATTCAGGATGAACTGAAGGTCACCATGTTTAGCCAAGTCTCTGTTTATCCAAATCTTTCTATCCTTACACACCCCTTTGTCAGCAAGTACATATGCATCTATATAGAACATATACTTGGGATCAAGTAGGTGCAGATTAGCAAACCATTGATTTAGTTCTGGATTCTTAAGTGTTAGCTTAAGAGGTTGATTGTTATACGTGACCACTAAGCTTTGGAGGTCCTCATAACGCTTCTTGAAAGCATCGAGACCCATTCCACTTATTACACTAAAACCATCAACCTTTTGTTTTATCAGCTTAATCTGAGCTTCATTCAAAGCCAAGATCTTATCTTCTAAGTTTATTTGCTGGTGAATGTTGGTCGATAGTTTATTTAGTTTTTGGTCAATCTTATATAATAAACTATCTACTGGTATCATACTGCAGCTAATTTCTTAGTTTTCAACTTACCTTCGAGAGTGAGGAGCAAGTCCTGATTATCATCGTCAGCAAGCTGTTTAATCAAATCATCTTCGTCCTTAGCTATTTCAAACTCACCCTCATAAATTTTACCATTAGGTTTAGCTCTATATACAGAATGAGTAATTGCTTGTTTCACTAAGTCCTTGATATGGAGTAAGTTATCTTTCATATCTGCGAAGCGTGTGAACACTTCAACAGGATTTAACCCTTGATACTTACCGTTTTTAAACTCGGTTTGTTTGAGGACATTATCTACAAGGTTGTAAACTGCTTCCTCTTTAGTATCATCAGTTACAGGTAATCCCAACAGACGTGCCACTTTTCTCTTCCTTTCAGGAGTCATACCATCAAACTTAACAATAGCTTTATTGATAAGTTGTTTCTTCTTGAACAGCACTGCATTCTCAATTTCATCATCAGCTACATAGAACTGAGTTTCAGCAGGATATTCACCACGCTCCCAAGCCTGATAGCTAGAAGCAATTGTTGGGTGAACACGCAACCAAGAGAAAGCTAGTTCCTGCAGAGGAATTGTAAGATCGAAGAAGTTATCACCATCCAGAAGCTTTACAGGTTGAACATGTAATGCATCACTTGTAGAGGTGGATAGTCCATAGTTCCAAAAGGAAGCACGAGGACTTATATCAACATCTCCAAGAGCAGCCTGTAGCTTGTCTCTAAGTTTTGTAACACGTTCAATCTCCATTTCTCTTTCCAGAGGATCTTGGATTCTACGGATGTAAGAAGCTTCAGGATCAATTCCTGTTCTATACTTACCATCTAGTTCCTTGTAGGGATATTTAAACACCCCTGTTCCAGGAATACGCGTTAGACCTTTGAGTGCAAGACCACCTTGCATTGTCTGAAGTTGAGAGTTATTATACTCCTTCTTAATCGTTGAGATTTTACCTAACTTACCCATATGTAGTTTATTTATTTGGTTTGTTTGCAGAGATGTGAGGTTTGAACCTCATGGCTAATAGGAATTCCCTATTCCCCATCTCTGTAGTTTGAGAAGAGCTCCCCCACTCTGAAGTGGGGGGCAATCTCTCCTCGGTATATTGCACACAAGGTGTGCGGTGTTTTAGAATTGTGGGATTTCTTCAATCAACACTGTACGAGACAGGTCTTCAATGAATACATCACAACGATCCTTCATCCAGATTTCGTATCCTGGGAATTTGTTCGCAGAGCTCATACCCTGAGACTTAGCAAAGCCTAAGTGGTGGCGAGTTCCATCGATATATCCCCAAGTC